GCTGCGGTCGTGGTTGCATCATCACCCTCAATAACAGCATTATTTGATGCTGCTGCTGCCAGGGCATCCGTCTGCCATTCAACAAGCGTAGAACTCGCCACCGTCTTGGCAATGCCCGACATAAACGGGGTCTCAGTAGGTGAAATCATGGTGATGATATCGGACAAGTCTTCACGGTTGCCGATGGCGTCATAGGTGTCGAAAGTATCAGTGGGTTGGGTCATTTTATTTATTCCTTCTCTCTAAAAGCATTTTTATTGCAGCTTGTGCGTCTCGCTTGCTGCCGGTTTTTCTCAGCCTGTTTTTAACGGAATCAAAATCAGTCTGAGGCTTGGATTTTGTGCGCGCTTTTGGTTTTAGAACTTTGGGCGCTTGCTTTATTTTCTTTTTAACATCTGTTGCAGCCAGCTCCAGGGCATCATATTTACCGGCCTTTATCAATGCCTGGTAGATACGATGGTCTGTAATCTTGTTCAGATCACCCTGCTTAAACCCGACCTTCTCTGCAAATTCCATAGCAACTTTAACGTCAGCATCACGAACTTTTTCATCAACCCAGGCCGGATTAGCCTCAGTTAATAATAACGCTTCGCCTTTTGCTTTCTCTGCTATAAGATTTTGCTTTGTCAGTTTGGCCTGCTCGATTGCAGCTTTTTTTGCGTCAACTTTTTCCTTGGCTTTTAAATATTCGCCAGGGTCATAGTCTCGCAATTCGGCCCAGTCAATTTGCTTGTCTTCGGCTTCGAGCAGATTTTCCAGAGCATCAATTTTGCCGGTCAAATCACCGGATAATTGCTCAATAGCTTTGCGCTGGTGTGAAAGTTCGGTTGTTTTCTTGCGGTAGTCCGCTTCTAACATCCCGCCCTTTTTCTGTTCTTCAGCCTGAGATTTCCACGCCTTGATTTCAGACTCAGTTAGCTCAAGGTCACCGATCTGATAGACCGGATCTTCTGGCTCTGGTTCTTCTTCCTGCACTGGATCTGCTGGCGCTGGTGTTTCTTCAGTTTCAGACTCAGTTGGCCCAACCCCTTGCGGCTCTGATTCCTCTGCTGGTGCTGGCTCCGCTTCCGGCGCGTCGGTTGGCTCGATTGGCTCCGACTGGTTGCGCTCTTGGAGTTTTTGCGCGGCCTGCGTAGGTGTTAATCCACCTGTAAGCATGTTTAGCATACTGTTCCTTTATTTGTCAAGTGTCTTGGCTTGCCATTTTTCCTGTGTTTATTACAGCCCGTAAATTGCGCTCAAGCATCGACAGACCCCTGTATTGCCGCCAAATCTCGTCACGCTCTTCAGTCTGTTGAAACTTGGTTTCTTCAAAGCCCCGTAGCAGGTTGCCCCGCATGGCAGTCAGGTATGGGCTGAGTTCATCAAGTAGCCGATCGGCGACAATACCGTCGGATATCTCCCGTTCCCTGGGTGTCGGTGTCGGTGTTTCATGTGGAACCTTGCTGTGTGGCAATGGGTGCACTCCGTGGCTTAGTTGTTAGACGCGTGAACCGGGCACGTCGACGCCCGAATTAACCTCAAGGGTTGTATACTGAAGCTCTAGCTTAGCAATCAGATCTGCCATCGCCTGAGCATTCTTTGCCTCAGACTCTCGCTGCTGTTGTTCCAGGCTTTCCAGTTTTAATTCTATTTCACTTTCTAATTTATCGTTATCAAGAGTTTGTTTCGCATTGAATTGACGTTGATCCTCCGAGAGCTTCGCCACTTCCAGTTGGGCTTTTGCCTGCGCCTGTATTAGCGACGACCTGGCTTTAATTTCCTCAGCCTCGGCCAATGGATTAGCCTGCACCTGCTCGGTGAGCTGCTGAACCTGCGACCTCAGCTGTTCATTTTCAGCCATGATAAGCTGCTCTGGCCGTTCCGGATTATTGAAAAATCCGTCTACTTTTTTGATACCAAGCGCATTCTGCATTTTTGCCAAAAGATTAAATTGCTTCTGAGAATCTACTAATGGGCTACCATCCTGGCTTAGCTGGCCTTGTATGCCCAGAAGGGCACTGAGGCTGCGTAGCTGCTGCTCTGCATCGCCTGCGGCCAAACCTACACTGGCCTCTAAATGGTGTTCATGGCGCCACTTGCGCGGGTCGACGGTCATAGGTTTACCGAGTACAAGTATTTCCTGCGGCTCATTCTGATATTGGGCCACCATCCATGCCAGGCCCTCGAAAAGATCACGAAACCCGACCTCGGCCGCCACCCTTGTTACCAGTTCAACCTTGGCCGCCCCTGCTTCTTGGATGCCCTGAAACCGTGTCGCTGTCTCGTTATACAGTGCATCACTATCAAGGCTCTGATTAGCTAGCAGGGTGCCGGTTGTCTGTGCCCGTACACTATCGACATACTGGACGACCTGTAACGCCTGCTGGCCAATATACGGTGTCTCAAGCTGAACGACACTGTTGCGCGGGTCGCCGCTGGTTCTGACAATGCCGTTGGGCCTGACGGTTAGCAAATCATCAATATTAGTATCTTCATCATTGACCACCACACGGCCATTATTGACCCTGTAAATGTTGTCAAGGATCTGGCGATACAGGATGGTTTTAATATCCTGCGTCTGTCTTGTAACCTCGGCACGACTTCTGCCTATGGCCTGGTGTGGCATCGGAATTGTTGAAAATATCGCAAAGGGGTCAATCTCGGATGGTTCATTTTCAAGTATCTGGTTACCGGCTTTTATGATGTGCCTGCGTTCTGGAACGCCGTCACCATCCCAGTCAATTTTCATGTAGTAGTCAAAGATTTCTATTTCCTGAGAAGCCCAGTGCCCGATGGTTTGCCGTTCACGTGCCCCGCCCTCATCGTGAAACCGTATGGCCTGCATGTTTGATATATTGTCCTCACCATCGGCGTGAGAAGGCAGGTTCCTGACCATATCCTTATCAAAGCCCTCGGCTATAAGCTGCCCTCTAGTGATCAGCTTACGCTCACCCACAAGTTCAGCATCATCCTTGCAGCTTGCATTACGGGTTATGATGAAATATTCTGTCGGTACATTCCTGATTTCAAACTTTTTAACAGTGCGCTGAATTCTCCACTTAACGAAGTTTTCCCCGTCATCGGTGTTCTGTTCTACAACCGTCAGTGTTTCGCCTTTTTGCAGATCCGCTTCAATCTGGAACTGCTGCTCGGCTACTTCAATGTCGCTGAGTCCGTCATATACAATGTCGTGTGTTTTCTCTCGTTCAACATAATCATATTTAACAACGGCACATTTTTGTATTTCAGCATCTTTTAGCCAGTCGTAAATAAATTTAAAACTGTTTTTCTGGTGCTTAACAATCCAGTTTATATAAGCTGTCTTTTCTCTGGCCTCTGATATATCAAGCTCGCTGCCTGTTGTCGGCTCAAACTCCATAATGTCATGTGGGCCAGCAAAAACGCGGATAAGGCTGGGCATATCAGACTCTACAACATCAGCAACATCATTACTGACAACCTTGCTCTGGCCTTCCTTCTCATCGCCCCGCTGGTTGGCCAGATAGTCATTCAGAAAGCGCTCGTTTTGCGCCATGAATTCGCCGTTGAACGTCACGGCTTCACGTTCAGCATCACCTGTTAACGCTATGAGTTCGCTTTCTGTCATTGCCATTTTGCTATGCCTCTTTTGTTTTCTTATTCAAACTGCCTGCGGGTCTACCACGTTTTTTTGTCGGTGCCACAGGATCTGGGTCTGCTGTACCGGCTACGGTTCTGGGTGTTGTATTCATCTTGTTGAGCTTCAGTTCAAGCTCTGTAATTCTGGCGCCGAGTGCTCTGACTTCATTTTTAAGGGCTATGCTCATACTATCGAAACCTCATCGTATTTAAGTTTTCCCCACTTCTTTTTATCTGGCGGGTTGGCAAAGCTCATCATAATGCTATCAGACATGTTAGGGCTTTTAATGCCAAGCTTTTTCATCTGGTCTTTAGTCATTAACTGGCGTAACCCGCTAGATGGGTTTGTCTTTTCAGGTATCCTGCACATTTCAGACCTGAGTGCTGCCATGTTTTCAACACCGTCAGAATCTATGCTTATCATCTCTTCTGGATCAACATAATCATTGCGAACCACGCACCGATAAGTGTTGAAAAACCGCCGTGCCATTTCTAAATAATACTGCGCCCGATTATTCTTAAATGTTTCTGCATACGTTTTTGATTCTCTATTGTCATTATCTACCGGCATGTAGATCTTGTCTGCATTGTCCTGGCCGATGCCGGACAGTGAGCCTCTAAACGCATGGGTCTTTGTTCTAATGCCCTTAAAGCCTGTAGCGATTTGCCGCTTCAAGCCTGCCCCCATACCGTCACTGTCCCATATAAATATATCGGCCTTATCTTTTATTGCATTACTAATGGCCCAGTCGCAGCCCTCGTCAATCTCGCCTGTGTGCTTCTCTAGCACCCGCTTTATTATCGAACCATGACGTAATGCATAGCCTTTTGAATCGCTCCCTGTATCGCTAGGATCGTGAGCTGCAACCCTAGCGCCATGCGGTTTAAAAGCCGTTTTAAGTCTTTCCATTTTGTGCGCATCAATCGCAGCATCAAAAAACTCCGCTTTAATTATTGAATTATCCACCTCATCGTTAAAAGCGCCTTGCCAGACCCAATCATATTTTGCTCTGGATAAGTGCTCAAAATCCCATGACCTTAACCGTTCCTGCTCGTCATTCCACCAAGGGTTATCCTGCCAGTTAAGTACAACGATAACGTGTAAATCATCCTCATAATAACCGTTAGCATCAAGCTCATTTTTATAAGGCATTATGAATCGTTGGCTAAACGGGTCTGCGCTTGACTGTGGGTTAGCTGTAAACCAGCACTGAGCACCTGGATTTCTCAATATTGTTGGCAGTAGCTTGTCTAAGCTGGCCTGACTTGCTCTATGTCCTTCCTCAAACCATGAGTATTTGTAATTCTGTGCACTCTGAATACTGTCAGGATTTCTGGCGGCCCCTTTGTACGATGTTATAGCGCCGGTTATATTATCGGTTATTCTGTTTTCATTTATCGTGAACCCTTCAAAACAGCACCGATCTTTAATACTTCCTGCTAAAACCCTATGCACTGAATCTGAAATACTGTCCTGGTATTCTCTCAAACAATAAATGTCTGCGCCTTCGGACCTCATCTTTAGTGCCATGATATCGCCGACACCAATGCTTTTTCCTGAGTTATGATTAATGATCCCATTGCTTAGGTAATTGTTGTAAGTGGGTACAAATATGTCATAATATACGGAGGTTGTGGTTACAACTACACTTGCGACACCAACCCATCCAACCCCTTCATTTTCACCTGACAAGGAGTCACTATATGTCCTATCGTCAACGGCGCACTTTAGCATGTCGTGAATTGTTTGCTGGCTTTCGCCCTGATATATCCCCCCGATGCCGCAATCCAGAACGAGTTCTACGGATAGCTGAACTAGCGGCAGAGGGTTATTTTTCTGCTGAGATTGCTGACATGCTTCACGTATCTTCGAAATCAGTTCAAAAAATCTTTCGTTATTATTGTTTTCCAGCCCTTCATAATTTCGCCCCTCCAATTCTAGAAGAACGGCAAGGGTGGAAAGGTGGTATAAAAATCTCGAAGGGCTATGAGTATTCCAGAACTCCCGGTCATCCTTATGGATCAAAATATGGTTGCTATGTTGCAGTCCATCGCTTAGTCGTTGAATCACATCTTGATAGGTATCTAACCCACAAAGAGGTGGTTGATCACATTGATGGTGATACCAGAAATAAC